CCATAAGCATCGGTTGGTTTTAAATTAATTTTTTTAGTTTCTCCAGTTTCCATCCCGAGTACTGCTGCATCAAAACCTTTAATCATTTGACCCGCACCTACTTCAAAATTTAAAGTATCTCCTCGGTCATGAGAACTATCAAACTTATTTCCGTCATTTAAAGTCCCAGTATAATGAACTTTTATTTTGTTTCCTTTTTCTACTTTTTTCATTTTTTCTTTTTTAATTATTAAAATAATTCACCAGTGTCTTCTACTGCTAAATTGTAATCCCCATCAGAACCAATAATTTCTTTCCAATAGTTCGCATTTTCTTCTTTATAAATTTCAATTGATTTCTTTTCTTCCGTTTGGTCTTTTCCTTTTAAAAATCCATGTGGTGTTACCATAATCTTCCCATCTTCATAACCTAAACCATTAACATGATTCTTTAAAATGGATACTTTGGTACGACTTGCAAATTTAACTTTACGTTTATCTCGGGTGGCAGTGATTTTAGTAATTCCTGCATTTTTTTGATTCCCGAATAAAAATACTAGTGTAGAATTTAACCATAGAGATTCTCCACCTTTAGCTTTTATTTTAGGTTGTCCAAAAGGATTATCGGGTAACTCCACCCAAGGTTGATTAACAATCAATAAAGTATTGGTAAAGTTGGATGTATCTTTTCTAGACCCCGTAATTCGTTGGTTTATTCCCATACCAATTTTATCAGCTAAGGTACTCGCATTATGCATTTTACCCCCCTTACCGTCAAAAGTCATTTTACATGGAACTGAACCTACAGAATCCCATAGAAATAATAAATCATAATCTACATCACCCTTCTCTTGGGCGTCTATAAGTTCATTAATATAATCCGTAATTTGTTCTATATAATGAAAATCATTATTAAATAGAAAAAACCCATCCCATTCTATTTCACCCGTCTCTTTATCTATCTTTTCTTCACATTCCAACCCTAATAATTTAGCGTGACTAAAATCCCATTTTTGTTCTGTAATAATAAAAACAGGCAGAATTCCTTTCTTTTGTGCATCTGTTGCACTTTTAACTAAGGCGGTAGTTTTTCCTGTGTCTGTATGACCTAAAAACATGTTGATGTGTCCCATAGCAGGACCCGGAATGCCCGTAGCGTCTAAAAAAGCTTCCCCCAAATCAAAAAATCTATCTGGTTTGAAGGAGGCTTTCTTTGAAAATTTTGCTTTAATGTCTTTAAAGTTTTTCTTCTTTATAGCCATAACAGGGGTTTATTAAAATGGTAAATCGTTGTCTGTTGGGGAATCTTTTTGTGGGTCTACAGTTGTAGTCTCACCATATGCAACCGTCTCTTCAGCATCACCGTAAACATACTTCTTTAGTTGGCTGTCCCACACTGGTGTTTCTCCTCGTGCAATTGCTTCTAAATATTCAACTGGTTTTTTAGAATACACATCTTGCCATGTCTCAGTATTTTCACTCCAGTCTTTAAGATTAGTTTTATCAGAAGTAAGAATAGTGGGGTCTTCAGCCATTACCATAGAAACAACAGTGTAAGTTCCTTTTCCACTAGGAAGTGGAACTGATTTAAGAACTAAAGTTAAATCTCTCCCTTCTTTTATATCGGTGATATCACCTCTTTTTTGAAAGATGGGTATAATTTTATCGATTACACCGTCTCCTTTATAATTCCATTTAAATCTCCAGAATTTAACCCCATCATCTTCATTTTCTCTATCAATAACTTTTACAATATAGAATTTTTTGGACCTATATTGCCTAGCAATTTCTTTATCTTTCTCATTGCCTGTCATTTTTAAAGCTTCTTCAACTTCGTTTAATGGACTTCTTTCTCCTGTAGGTGTACCGTCTCCATTTTTACCTGGGTCCAATAATTTAGTCCATTTTCCATCTATCTGAATTTCATGGTAATAAACTTCTTTAAATGGAGAACTTCCATCGGAGGTTGGTAATAATCGTATAACTTTTTCGCCCCCTTCTTCACCTTTTGGTAAAAAAGCAGCAAAATATTTTTTTAATCTTTCTTCTCTACTAATATTATTGGTAGAACTACTATTAACTTGGTTTTGTTCGTATTGTTTTAAAACTGCATCTAAACTGCTCATAATTATGTTTTTTTAATTTAAAATGTTTTTAATACCCAAAAGTAACGCAAAAAAAAAGGTAAGTCAATACCCCTTTCCTTATATATTGTATGTTTGTTAAACTTTCTAATCTTCCTCTTCTGGGTCGTATGCCCAACTAGTTTTAATATCAGATTCATTATAATCATCAACTTCACCAGCGGTTAAAACATATTCATGTTTATCTTTTTGTTTTTTCAATTCTTCTTGTTTATTATCCCAATATTGGTGAGGTGATTGATTAAATGGTCCACTATCTAGATATCTTAATTCTAATTTTTCTTGTGGAGTTTGTGGACGATATTTTTCAATTTTATCTTCAAGTTTATCAACTGAGGATACAATCTTGTCCATCTCTCCTAATTTTGCTTCTAAATCATCTAATTTAGATAATAAAGAATCTATAGTTCCACTTTGAGTTTTAATACTTTGTTCTAAAGCGTCGGCTTTTTCACCAGATTCTTTAGACATAGTTACTAATTCTGTTACATCTAGTTCTTCGGTATTACCTCCAGCTATATCTCCACTTTCTTCTTCAACACCTATATCCAAAGATACTTCCGTATTTTCTTCATCGGTGGCACCAGTATCGGCAGGCTCTCCTTCAACAGCTGTGTCAGCAGGTTCTTCTTCCACCGTATCTTCAAGAGCTACGGATAAGTCATCAGTAACTTCTTCATCTGAAGTTTCTTCTTGTTCTAACTGAAATGTTGGGGTGTTCCCCCCTAGACCTAAGAATTGTTCACTTAAAGGATTGATGTATCCATTAATATTATTAAATCTCTCTAAGTCTTCCTGCAGTAACTGTGCTATCATTACTTTTTTTTTACTCATTTTTTTAATCCATTAATAAAGTTTTCCCGTCTTGGGTCATCATCTTTCTATTAATTCTTTCAATAAGTCCATCTTTAACTTTAATGGTATAACAATCGCCAGTATCTTTATCACAGACTTCTTGAAATCCTTCTTCCTCTAATGCAGAGGTATCAATAGACTTTGGTTTTTCCCCTAAAAAGTGGTTTAATTTTTTTTCTAAATCTTTCATGATTGTTTTCTTTTATTATAAATATAACAATACCACTTAAACTCATGTGGGTTCTACAATATCTCCTGATGCGTTAGTTGTATATATAGTATTTTTTATAGAAGTAAAAAATGTTATAATAGCTGCCTCATTTATTTTTTCATCACTAATTAAAGTGAGCCAGTTAGCTTCATTAGCTTTAATCTTATCACTTAATTTCTTTCGTAAATTTTTACCCAACTCACCACCAACATTTCCCGTTAAATTAAGTGCTGCCTCCATCCTAAAACAAGGACACCTTAATTGTTTATTGTAATCATTATGCCCTTTTATTACCGTATACCACACTTTACTAGTAACACCCATCTCCGCATCTGTAATTTGAGTAGGGTCCAATATAACACCATTAATCCCTCTAACTGATAAGTTTAATTGAGTTCCATCACTATTCTTTTTTAATTTAAAAATTCCATTAATAAATAAAAGATAAAGTAATGTATTCTCTAATTTAGTTTTTTGTGTTGGGTTAGAAAGCTCTCCTGCATTACTTTCATAAGTGCCCATTTTGTCACACCCCGCTACTAATACAATTCCTAAAGAATCATTATTAGCATGACGGGTATGTGCTCCAATATAATTAAGTGGTCTACCACCCAATAATTTACCCTCCCTTGTAATTAAATAATGATAAGGAATTCCTGCAAAACCATCTTCCTTTGCCTTAGTATTTAAGGATTCTACAGTATTATAATCTAAGCTCCCTGTTACATGTACAATAAGTTTATTAATAGTGTCATTAGTGGTAAAAGGAGAGGCATGACCATTATTATTATCTTTTTCTGTCTGATTTTCTGCACTAAATCCCCCCTTGACAGCTCTAACTTCGTCTGACTTAAATTGTTTTCTTAATTTAGTTACAAAAGATTTATTAACCTTACCTACTAAGTTATCAATATCTGGTAGTCGGTGAAAAGGAACTCTTACTCCTGTAAAACTAGTAATCATTTGATTAGAAGTAATCTGATGTTCAACATTAAGTATAATATATGGTCCATTAAACATAGGTACATGTCGTAAAGTAAAATACATGGTGGGTTGTATGCATACATTACCCATTGCTTCTATTTTACAGGTATATGACCGTGAT